GCAACACCACTGGATCCTTTAATAACTTCATTGGTCGTAATGCAGGATTAGCAAACACCACTGGATGCTGTAACAATATGATCGGTCTTGGTGCCGGTCAATGTGCAACGGTCACTGGATCACATAATACCTTCTTAGGAACTTATGCCGGTAAGTGTGCTTCTGGTTCTGGAGGTAATAATAACTTCCTTGGTAATAGTGCAGGATACTTCAACACCACTGGAACTCATAATAACTTCATTGGTTGTAGTGCAGGACTCAACAACACCACTGGATCTTATAATAACTTCTTTGGTCGTTATGCAGGACTCTCCAACACCACTGGAACTAATAATAACTTCCTTGGTGTTAATGCAGGATGCTGCAACACCACTGGATCCTTTAATAACTTCATTGGTCGTAATGCAGGATTAGCAAACACCACTGGATGCTGTAACAATATGATCGGTCTTGGTGCCGGTCGTTGTGCAACGGTCACTGGACAACATAATACCTTCTTAGGAACTTATGCCGGTAAGTGTGCTTCTGGTTCTGGTACTCATAATAACTTCATTGGGTTTAATGCAGGATACTACAACACCACTGGATCTAATAATAACTTCTTTGGTTGTAATGCAGGATTAGCAAACACCACTGGAGGTAATAATAACTTCCTTGGTAATAGTGCAGGATACTTCAACACCACTGGAACTCATAATAACTTCATTGGTTGTAGTGCAGGACTCAACAACACCACTGGATCTTATAATAACTTCTTTGGTCGTTATGCAGGACTCTCCAACACCACTGGAACTAATAATAACTTCCTTGGTGTTAATGCAGGATGCTGCAACACCACCGGAAGTAGTAATAACTTCTTAGGTCGTAATACAGGATTAGCAAACACCACTGGATGCTGTAACAATATGATCGGTCGTGGTACCGGTCAATGTGCAACGGTCACTGGACAACATAATAACTTCTTAGGAACTTATGCCGGTAAGTGTGCTTCTGGTTCTGGTTGTTCTAATATCTTCATTGGTTTATGTGCAGGACTCTCCAACACCACTGGAAGTTATAATAACTTCTTAGGTGCTAGTGCAGGAAGATCCAACACCACTGGAGGTAATAATAACTTCTTTGGTAATTGTGCAGGATTCGCCAACACCACTGGATATCAAAATAACTTCTTAGGTCCAAATGCAGGAAGACTCAACACCACTGGAAGTGATAATAACTTCTTAGGTCTTAATGCAGGATACTGCAACACCACTGGAGGTTTTAATAACTTCTTAGGTAATAATGCAGGAAGACTCAACACCACTGGATGTTTTAATAACTTCATTGGTTCTTATGCAGGAACATTTAACACCACTGGAAGTTGTAATAACTTCTTTGGTCGTGAAGCAGGAAGATCCAACACCACTGGAAGTGGTAATAACTTCTTAGGATATTGTGCAGGAAGATCCAACACCACTGGAACTTCTAATAACTTCATTGGTAATGGTGCAGGATTCATCAACGGCACTGGATCCTGTAACAATATGATCGGTCGTGGTGCCGGTTGTTGTGCAACGGTCACTGGACAACATAATAACTTCTTAGGAACTTATGCCGGTAAGTGTGCTTCTGGTTCTGGTGCTTGTAATAACTTCATTGGTTTCTGTGCAGGATTCAACAACACCACTGGAACTCAAAATAACTTCTTTGGTAATAGTGCAGGATTATCTAACACCACTGGAGGTTTTAATAACTTCATTGGTTGTAGTGCAGGAAGAGGCAACACCACTGGAAGTTTTAATACCTTCTTAGGTCGTTATGCAGGAAGATGCAACACCACTGGATCTTATAATATCTTTATTGGGGGAGAACACACTGGAGGATGTAATACCACTGGAGGTTATAATAACTTCTTAGGTTGTCGTGCAGGAAGATACAACACCACTGGAAGTTTTAATACCTTCTTAGGTGCTAGTGCAGGAAGATGCAACACCACTGGAAATTATAATAACTTCATTGGTAATAATGCAGGATACGCTAACACCACTGGAGGTTTTAATAACTTCATTGGTTGTAGTGCAGGAAGAGGCAACACCACTGGAGGTAATAATAACTTCTTTGGTTGTAATGCAGGATGCAATAATACAACAGGTAGTAATAATATTGCGTTTGGTGTTAATGCTGGACAAACATCTGGATCTCCATCAGGATTGATTAATCTGACGACAAGTGATAATTGTATTATAATGGGTAATGCAAATCACTCATGCGCCGCAATACAAGTAGCATGGACAGTTATTTCTGATATTAGAGATAAGTGTGTTTATGGTGATGTACCTCATGGAAGAGGATTCTTACAGAATATTAATCCTATCAAATATTCATTTAAGAATAGAGAAACGAATGAGGTTACTGATAAAAGAGTCAGATATGGATTCAGTGCTCAAGAGGTTGCAGAACTTGAAGGTGATGAAACAATCATTGCATCAAAATCTAACATAGATAAGTGGGGTGTTACTCATGAGCACTTACTTCCTGTTCTTGTTAATGCAATCAAAGAACTTGATGTCGAAAACCAAGAACTCAAAGAAAGATTGTCTTCACTGGAAGAAAAAGTTAATTCTTTACTGAATAATTGATTTTATGGTATAATATATAATAGTATCGAATGATAAATTAATGGATAAAACTTTTTATTTTATGGCAGGGCTTCCCCGTTCGGGAAGCACTTTGCTTTCTTCAATCTTAAATCAAAATCCAAGATTTTATTCTGGACCATCAAGTCCAGTTCTTGGTGCAATGTTTGCCGTAGAGCAAAACTTTATGGGTAATGAGTTGTACCATGGATATCCAAAACCAGATCAAGTCAGAGAGATCATTGGTAGCATTCCACATCATTTTTATAGTGATGTTCAAAAACCAGTTGTCTTTGATAAAAATCGTGCATGGACTGCAAGAGTTCCTTATATTGAAGGGTACATTGGACAACAGGCAAAGATTCTTGTTCCAGTTCGTAGAATAGATGAGATTCTAACTTCTATTCTGACAATGATTCATCGAAATCCTTTTCAGGAAGGCCAACCAAGAATTAATTTTGTAGATGAACAATTAATCAAAACTGATATACCTATTAATGATTTGAATAGATGTATGTATCTTCTAAATGATGGTGGTATTGTTTATGAGTCACTGAATGCGATTATGATGGGATTCCAACAAAATGTAAGTGACAAAATGCATTTTGTGGACTATAATGATCTTGTAGATAATCCTGAAAAAATAATGGAAGACATCTATGATTTTCTTGGGGAAGAGTTTTATGATCATGACTTTGGATCAATCTCAAATATTCATAGGGAAGATGATTTGATAACTTATGGACTAAGTGATATGCATCAGGTTCGTTCTGAGGTCAAGAAAACTTCTTCTCCACCAGCATCAATTCTTCCAGAAGAAATTCTTGATCTTTATGAACAAAACAAAAGACGACTTGAGTTTTGGGGAACACCTGATATTGTTACGATAACCCCTAAGGTAAAGGCACCACCTACAAAGGATAATAATATTATCTTTAAATAAATAATAGAGATTTAACTAAAACAAAATGGCAATTACACACACAAGAACAATTGAAAATCTTGAAGTCATAAATGATGGAAACAATGTAGTATGTGATATTCAAGTTAAATGGGTATCCTCTGATGATTCTGATGTAGAAAGAACTACAATTGAAGGTTTTGAAAATTATCAAGTTAATTGTGAAGATGTTACTCCAGATTCTGAAGGTTCTGAAGGATTTGTTGCATTTGAAGACTTGACTGAAGAGATTGTATTGGGTTGGATTGCAGATGAACTTGCAGAAGAAAGAGTCACTGCACAACACACTTCTTGGATCAATTCTGTTCTTAATCCCCCAGCACCTGTTACAGTAAACAAAGAAACTCCTTGGTAATTTTATGACAAAAATTAAGTATTCTATATTTCATTGCCAAGGTGGATTTGGTAAACATATTGCAGCAACAGCAGTAGCTAAATGTATTAAAAACAATCATCCAGGCAGACAACTTATTGTTGTTTCTGTCTGGTCTGAAATATTTCAAAATCTTCCATTTGTAGATAGAGTATATCAACTTGGTAATACAAGTTATTTTTATCAAAGTTATATTGAAAATGAGGATTCAATAATTTTCCATAATGAACCTTATTTCACTACTGATCATATTCATAAAAAACTGCCTCTGATTCAAACTTGGTCTAAGATGTATGGATTAGAATATCGAGGTGAAATGCCAGATATTAAATTTAATCCTTTACAGAAAAAGATTGCAAAAGAATTTTGGGAAAGTCGTGCAAACGAAAAACCTATTATGGTTCTTCAAACTAATGGTGGAATGTATAATGAACAGAGACCATATCTATGGGCAAGAGATATGCCTGTGGCACTTGCACAAAAACTTGTAGATCATTATTCCGATAAGTATCATATTTTTCAAGTCAAAAAACCTTCTTCTGAAGCATTAGATGGTGTGGAAGTGGTTCAAGATCCAATGAGTAATATGGAACTTGTAAGTATCTTACTGAATAGTGAGAAGAGAATACTTATTGATAGTTGCCTACAACACGCAGCAACAGCATTGAAATTGCCTTCTGTGGTATTATGGAATGGAACTAGTCCAAAGGTCTTTGGATGGGATATACATACCAATATTCAAGCAGAGAAACCTGCCAACTTTAAACTTCCAAATAGTTATTTGTTTGACTTTGATTTTACTGGAGTAGAAGCAGAGTATCCTTATGTGGATGAGGATGAAGAAATCTTTAACTTTGATAAAATTATAGAAGCAGTTGATAAATGAATGTTATTGGACTTTATGGTGCGATTGGATGGAATGTTTTAATTTCTGATAATCCTAGTTTGAGGGAACAAATGAATGAAAGTTGGACACATGGTGCAAGTGTGTCTTTATTTTCTAATGGAAATCATGTAACTAGTATCAGTGAAGAAAGACTTACTGGTATTAAATATGATGGAAACTTCCCACGAAAATCGATAGACTATTGTTTATCGACAGGGAATCTTTCTAAAGAAGATATTGATGTAGTTGTCGTTCCATCGATGGCAAATATAAACTTCTATAAGAATTATATTAATCAAACTCTTCAATCTAAACTTAAAAGATATTTCCCAAAAGCAAAAGTTGAGATAGTATCTCATCATATGTGTCATGCATATTCATCAGTGTTCTCTTCAGATTACAATGAAGGAACATTTATTACGATGGATAATGCTGGATCTATTTTATTCAATTCTACTGGCAATGCTTTTTCTACAGAAAATCATTCTATAGGATACTTTAATAAAGAAAAAGGTATTTTTAGGTATCATCCCGGTATTCCTGAAATGAATAACTTCGGAAACTATTATTGGGCTTGGGCATATCAAATTTATGTTGAGATGGTTCAGAAACAAATTGATATTACTGATCCAAAGTATCGTGAGACATTCTGTGGCAAGGTCATGGGTCTTTCGGCATATGGTAATGTAAAAGAGTTTGAAAAAGATTATCGACAAACTTTTGAAGGTATTCCTTCAGTTACATTCAACTCTTTTCCTGGACAGGATTATGTTTATGGAAACATGAGTCCAGAAAACAAAGCAAGAACTCTTCAACATAATTTTGAACAGGGAATGCTTGTTTATATGAAGACACTCAAAGAACAAGGATATATTGATGAAAATCTTTGCCTTGCTGGTGGCGTGTTTCTGAATATTCTCACAAACTCTGTCATTCGTAAGAATGAAATTGTAAAGAATATGCACATCCCACCATTTCCTGATGATACTGGATTATCATTTGGTGCTGCATGTTATGGTGTTTTTAAGGCAAAAGAAAAAGTAACTCTCCCACACAATATTTCACTTCTTGGACGCACTTATAGTGAAGAAGAGATTGAGGAAGCACTTAAAGGGAAAAACTATAAGAAGTTTGATAACTTTGAAGAACTGTGTGAGAAGGTTGCTAAACTTCTTGCTGATAATAAAATTGTTGGGTGGTTTCAAAATCGTTCAGAGTTTGGACCTAGAGCACTTGGTTCTCGTTCAATTCTGATGAACCCATCAATAAAAGAAAATAAAAAGACAATCAATACTCGCATTAAACATAGAGAAGAGTGGCGTCCATTTGCAGGTATTATGCTTGAAGAATATCAAGAAGAATACTTTATAGATGTATATCCAAATGAATATATGCTATACTCTCTGGTAGTAAAACCACATCAAAGAAAGAAACTTGGTGCGATCACACATAAAGATTTCTCATGTAGAATTCAAACTGTAAATGAAAAGTTGCATCCAGAAGTTGCAACACTTCTTCAAAAATATAATAAAGAAACTGATTGTCCGGTTCTTTTAAATACTTCTTTCAATGATAATGGTCAACCAATTGTAGAGAATCCAAAGGATGCGATCAAAACCTTTGAAAGTATTGATCTAGATTGTCTTGTAATTGGAAATTATTTTTTAATCTGAGATTGATTTATGAATTTTAAAGTATATACAAAAGAAAATTGTCCTCACTGTTATAAGATTAGTGGGAAATATATGATAAGAGATTTAATATCAAATAAGAACTTATAACTTATCTCTCAAGAACGACAAACCTAGTCTACGGGGTCTAGACCAGTTTGTCAAGTGTCTACAAAACCCCCCGGAGACCCCTCACATGGTCTATACTTACAAAGTCAGTCAAACACCTATGAAGACTAAATTCGTTACTGTAGAACCCAAGAACCAACGGAGTAAGAACCGATTCGTTAACTTGATGCATGAACTTCATTCATGTAGAGTAGAACAAGAGACAGAAGACCAAATGTTTCTTTCATCTATTACTGGTAAGTACCACTTCTGGGTAAATAAAACTAATGATAAAAATTGGTTTATAGTCAAATGATTTCAAAAGAAACAGAAGATGTAATTTTTTATGTCTTTTTATATTGACTATAGTTACAATCATTACAGTTCTTTATTCACTTATTCTTTCATAGTATAATGAGAAAATCTAATGAATAAAAAAGAAACACTCACTCTTGCTATGCAACAAATTGAAACCACACTTGATTTACTCAAAGGTAATGACTACGAAACTTATATGAATCTCAAACTTATTTCAGTTTATTATGAGTTACAACGACAACTTGACAAACTTTTTTAACTCACCTATACTATTAAGGTAATTCTCAAGACTGATGAAATTTATTTACATTGTTGACCATTATGTGCCATTCCCCTCATCAGAATACGGCGGAGTATGGAATGTTGTTGCAGAAAATGATGAAGAATGTTTTGATTTAATTGTTGAAGAAGATGGTAAGTATTATTCTCATTATTTCAGTGAATTGAGACAGAATATCAACAAGGCAGATAAATATTCTTTGTTAGATGAACTACCATCTAAAGTTGTAACCTCTTTCTTAACTTAATCATGTCACAACCACGTCAAAGGGATGTTAATGATCCCCTCTATGACCCAAATGATAAGTACAATGCCTATAAGGTAGACTTACATACGAATGAAGCACATTCACCTGATGAGTGGGATCCCCTCACAGAAGGTAAACTATCAGACCCATCAGAACGACACAAAGATAAAGTGTTAGATGAATTCTGCGACACTCACCCTGGTTCCCCAATGTGTAAAGTTTTCGATGACTGATAAACAAAAAGACGCACTCAATCTTATGATTGAAAGTGTAATCAAACCTGACAGTAGTCTCCGTGGTTGTGCATACAATCAAGGGTGTTATGATGAATTGATGGAATGGCGTCAAAAGATGCTTGACCTACTCTATAGTTATGAAAAAGATGGAATTTCCACATCAGCCACCACAGGGCTATGAATACTGGACTGATGATTACTCAAAGACAGTAAAACGTATTTGGATTCGTAACATCAGTCGAGAGTTTATCTATGGTGATGATAAACACCCTAGTTCAGTTTGGGGGTTCTTTTGTAGAAAGAAAGGAGTGTTTATGGCTCCAGTCAATCACAAGAAACCAGGTAAAGTAGTAAATATATCAGACACAACTCCATACACAGCTATGAAGTTAAATCTCAATCCACTCATGGCAGCATTCTCATGAATCCAGACACCATAACATTATCTACACCTTCAAGGTCTTTTGCATATGAAACATTTTCAAGAGACATTGAGGCTTGTAATGATATTAGAGAACTAAAAGAAACATTACGTTGTTATGTGAAACTATATTATAAACAACAAGAAACTTTATCTTCTATCGGTATTCCCTCTTCTATTGATTGATTACTATGTCTGATTATGTGCCACAGGTGAATGATTATGTGAGATGGGAGAAAGCTTCAGCTATTCATGAAGGATGGGTATATTATAGAGACGAACAAGATGATTATATTACAATTGAACTTGGGACAAAACCTAAACCATATTGTACTATAACCCGTACTCATAAACATTGTAAATATCACACATTGTTGTTATGTTACCAACATCAGTGGAATGAATTACAATATATAAAAAAGAGAAATTCAATTTACGATGAAGATTAGGACACTGTTACTTGCATTAACAATGATAGTTGTGCCACCTGCAATGGCACATCCACAATTTTATCCACATCAACATACTCATGAAGGTGTAGATACTATTAATACATTTGCACATCATGAACCTGAAGTAGAACCATTTTCATATGATTCAATGGGTTGTATGTTACTTGAAGAATGTACTGAAGGTGTGGAACCAATCTGGGGTATTGGTTATATTAAAGAACAATATCCTAACTCTGATTGGACTCCAGTTCAAGAAGAATTTAGTCGTATGTTGAATGCATTGACTCTTATTGATGTTCAGGTATATCTTGCCGATGAAAGTTATTTCCCTGTTGGACATCGTGGTGTATATCATACCGTAGGTAATAATTTCTTTCTGAACAGAGCATTCATGCATCGTCCTGATGTATTGATGTCAGTTATGAGACATGAAGGGTGGCATGCAGCCCAGGATTGTATGGCAGGAACCATTGATAATAGTATGATTGCTATTATCAAACCAGAGGAAGATGTTCCTATGTTATGGCAAGAAATGGTAGAACGAACATATCCAGTGTCGGCACAACCATGGGAGAAAGAGGCAACTTGGGCAGGTAAAACCGAAGGTATGACTCAAGATGCACTTGAATCTTGTGCTCGTGGGACTATGTGGACCGATTATTCTCCTACTCCAATGACAAAAGAATGGCTCGTCAAGAATGGTTACATTAAAGATTGATGTGTGACAGTTTGAACACTGTCCATAACACCTTGACTCCTTGACCTAAATACCCTATACTTACAGGGTAGTCAATCAGGTTCTCCTCATGTCTCTAGCCTACGCTCAGAAGTCCAAGTATAGAGTTACGATCGAACTCGATGTATTTGAAGATTTTGACGCTCACAATATCCAGTGGGACAAACTATTGGATATTCAAGGTAATGAAAGCGTTACTGCATATGTTGAGGAGTTGAGTGCACCTGACCACTTCTTCTCCTGATAATATCGGGGGTGATAAATATAATTATATTATCACCTCCGTCAATCTGTTGGAGTTAGGAACACAACTACAGAAAAAAGAATGAAGAACCTACAACTTTTTTTAGAACTTGCCTCTGAAAGAGCACAAGCTCTTAAAGATCGTCAAGATAAATTCAAAGAAACTCAAGCCAATTCTGCTGGAGAGAGTGGTTCAAGAACTCTTGATTCACCAGAAACTAGAGACAAAACCGTAAGTGCCCGAGAAAGATATAAAAGGGGAATGGTTGAGGTTTATGACCCTGAAATGGGTACAGTTCGTGGTCCTCGTGCAAAACGAAGCACTGCTGATCGTAGAGCACCTGGAACTAAACCAAGAGTCAAGGCAGTTGGTGGTGGTAAGACTGCACCAGTAGATTATAAACCACAAGGTGAGAAACCTAATAGAAGTAGAACAACCTCACAAAGAACACAACAACCACAACAGGAACGTGGTTCTGCAGAAGTCAAACAATCATATGCAGAGAAGATTAAGGCAGATAGAAGAGCTGCAGCCAAGGCAAGAGCCGCTGCCAGAAAGTCTGGTGGTGAAGTAAAAACAACGACCACATCTTCTAAAGATGCTGAAAAGAAAGCAGACCAGTTGTTAAAGACCAAGAAGGCAGAACCAAAGAAGACTGAACCTGCAAAACCACGTAAAAAGTATGCTCATGCTGATGGTGGTGGTATGACTAGGAAAGAAAGAGACGCAACTAGAAATAAAGAAATAGGTCAGAGTAGAAAAGATGCCAAGGCTCAAATGAGGTCTGAGTTTGAGAAGAAACATGGTAGAAAACCAAACAAAAAAGAGGCAATGCAACTGACCGCCAAGGCTCATGCTGCTGCCAAAGCCCTATCATAACTATTGGGCAGTCATGTGCAGGGGTGTATTTGACATAAGACCCAATCTACGATATAATAAATAATAATACCCCTGCAAATTGAAGAATGAATTACTATACCTACGCCTATCTTCGCGAAGATGGAACACCTTACTACATAGGCAAAGGGAGAAAAAATAGAATAAACAATCAACATGTAAATGTACCTGTACCACCAAAAGATAGACGGGTCTATCTTAAACAGGGACTGTCTGAGATTGATGCATATAGGCACGAAATGTACCTGATAGATGTACTTGGCCGTAAAGATTTGGGTACAGGTATGTTAATAAACAGAAGTCCTGGTGGTGAAGGTAACTCAGGGCCAAGACCTTCTATGAAAGGTAAAAATAATCCAAGATATGGAAAACCAAGTACAATTCGTGGTAAAATATGGGTAAATAACGGACTTGACCATAAGATGGTATTTGAAGATGCAATACCTGATGGATGGGTAAATGGACGCCTGAATGTTCATGAAAATAAAGAACAGTTTAGACAACAGGGTTTGAATAACAATCCTAATGCAAAACACTACCGAATTGTGTTCATTGATGGTAGTGAGGTTGAGTGTTACCAACTATCTAAATGGGCCAGGGAAAATAATATAAGTTATGGTATATGTAAAGCTATACTTCACCAGACAAGATACAATAAAAGGAAGTATATTAAGAAGAACGCATCCACTAACATCAAGAGCATACATGAGGTGACTACAGAGTTACTCACCTCCAATTGACTCCTATAGTATAAGACCACCATTTTATTATGACATTAACACACCTCTCTCATCCCGAAGATACTATTTTGACTGGTGATTTGACAGTATTTGATTTACTTTATGATGTGGGTGATATCTCCATGAAAATGGATGGTATGTCGTTAGTATGGGGAACCAATCCTGCTAATGGTAAGTTTTTTGTGTGTACAAAAAGTGCATTTAATAAGAAAAAGATTCGTCTATGTTATACTACTGAAGACATTCTGACCCATTTTGGTCATCAAATTGAAGTTGTAGATATTCTATCTAATTGTCTCAAGTATCTTCCACGTACAGAAAACATTTACTGGGGTGATTGGCTTGGTTTCGGTCACACTGACACACTGACACAAAATACCCTCACGTATGTATTTCCTGAGGTTATTGAACAGAGACTAGTGATTGCACCACATACACAAGTCTTTCTGACTCAAGATAATATTATGTGTAATGCAGTTTGTAAACCAGTCACAGAAACATTTGAGAATAGTGATGTAATCAAGTGGGTACAACCTGCTGTTGACCGTATTTACGGTGGTTATGATGCACCAAACATCAACACTGACAACATCAAATTTCTGACTGACAAAGAGGCATATCAAGCCAAGATGGGCATCAATGCTCTCATCAAGTCAGGTCAGTTTGTTGATGATGCATCACTGACTGACATTCTAGGTTGTCCTTTCCTTGCCAATCTGTATCAGTTGGTGTTAGATATCAAATATGATTTGATGGATAGTTTGATTATCAATGACGCACCAAAGTCATATCTTCCTAATGGCAAAGAAACTGATGGTGAAGGTTATGTCTTCCATTCTGTAACCTATGGCTCAGTGAAGTTGGTCAAACGTGCAGAGTTTGCGTATGCTAACTTCAACCATGGTTTTGGTAACTGATTATTATGACACAATTTAATGTAAAAGGTGCATGGACCGATCGTAATGGTCGTAGGCATAACTTTGAGATACAAACTGATAGTGCGGACAGATCTTTGATACGGGATATTGTAGAATCACAGTATCCAACAGAGAGAGTTGTAATTAACTCGGTTCGTCAACGGTAATAAAGTTACTCACCTCCAATTGACCCCTATAGTATAACACCACAATTTTATGATCACTCTTCGCCCACATCAAAACGAAGCCCGTGACGCAATGTATGTCAACAGCAAAGGCCAGATACTGGTCCCGACAGGAGGCGGGAAGACACTGATTGCAATCACTGATGCAATGAAACGGTTCGAGGTAAATGTTCCTCGCACTATTGTAGTTGTGGCTCCTAGACTACTCTTGGCCAATCAGTTGTGCAGTGAGTATATGGAACACATCACCAATGCTAATGTTTTGCATGTGCATTCTGGTGACACAAAACACTTCAGCACTACAAAGTCTGAACATATCAAACTGTTTGTTGATATGTGTCAAACAGTCCGTGAACATGTTATTATCTTTACCACATATCACTCTCTCCACCGTGTTCAGGAGTCTGGTATTGCGGTAGATACCATTTACTTTGATGAGGCACATAACTCCTGTCAGAATAACTTCTTTGGGCCCACTGAGTATTTCAGTAAGAAGGCTGATCGCACTTATTTCTTTACTGCTACCCGTAAGACTTCAGTCACACCAAAAAAACATGGAATGAATGATGTTGACACTTATGGTCAGGTAATTGCACGTGTGTCTGCACCAACTCTGGTTGATGGAGGTTACATCTTGCCACCTAAAGTCAAGGTGATTGAGATGGATAAGGTTGACAAAAAGTCACTCACACCTTATCTTGAGAGCAACAATGTCCTTGCGTCTATTGATGAACTAGACATCAAAAAGATTCTAGTATGTGTCAAGACCACACGACAACTGCAAAATATCTTTATGACAGACTTTGCAGAACAACTCAAGGAACGTGGTTATTCTTACCTCTATATTACCAGTAAGACCGGTGCAGTTGTTGATGGTAAGAAGGTCAAGCGTGAGGAGTTCTTTGATACACTCAATGCATGGGGCAAAGATGTAGATAAGAAGTTTGTTGTTTTGCACAGGTCCATACTTTCAGAAGGTATTAATTGCTCAGAGCTTGAAGGTGTTGTATTCCTTCGTAATATGGACACAGTAGAGATGTTACAGACTGTGGGCCGAGTAATTCGTGTGGGCAGTAAATCGAAGACATGCGGTATGCTATGTGTGCCAGTATATAATAATATCGGAGTATCCACCGAGAGAGCATTGCAACGTTGTGTTGACATTGTATTCGAGAAAGGAGAAATGTGCGACAGCATTTCTCGCCGGTAATCGGCCCAGTCATACCAAGGGATCTGGGAGTATCATAAATTGATTTTTCCATATCGAACCCCTTTATGACCTAACACACCTTCAGTCACATAGAATTATTGAAAAAAGAGTTTTTATGTCTTTCCACCACACAAATTCAAACATTCTTGATACAAAACCAGGAGTATTGCCAATCGTTATTGATGAGAACCTGGTAGCAATACCTGTGGCGGGTTCAACAACTAAACTGATGGTGATACATAATGGACAACCGGTCAAAGTATGTCGCAACCGTCAATCAGCACTCAATTTGATAGATAAGTTAAGAAAACGAAGGAAATAAAGTTACTCACCTCCAATTGACCACTATAGTATGACATACAATTCAAATCCTTACATCCAAAACCTGCTCGAAATGGGTTACGACAAACAAGACGTACAAGTTGCGTCTACAATGTTTCAAAAGAAAACATTCCCATGTGTTATTCATGGTCGTCAATTTGACACTGAAGAACAGTATTATGCTGAACTTCATGAATACATGAGTGGCATGTGATGAACACACCTAATTGGAAGCATCACTCCAAAAAAGATAAGAAGACCAAGGGTACCTGTAAGGGTATTCTAAGGGGGCGTAAGCAGTCTCTAAGGTCACTCAAACTCAAACTAAGTACCAAATCACCATGAACATTGACAATCAACTTCTATCTGTTATTGAAGGTCTTGATTGGGCATTAGAAGAGTATAAAGATGCAATGGATGATCCAACCAAAGGTTATTCTTTCTATACTGGTTACTCTCGTGCGACAATAGAAACTGCCAAAGACAGACTATTAACAATTGTGGAAAACTATCGTAATCTTACACAGGAGGAAAAGTTACTCACCTCCAATTGACCACTATATTGTAACCCCTACACTTGACAATCATGAACAATTCATCTACTGTACTTAAAGAACTTCAATCACTTCAAAAAACTTATAAAGTTCAGAACTTTAAGTTTACCTCTAGTCAACAGACACGATATGATGAACTTCTTGAACTTCGTCGTGCATTCATTGCATATTGGCAAGAAAATGGTATGGTTTGGACTGGACCTAGTAATGTAGGTAAGGCTAAAACAGAAGCCGCAGCTTGATGGACATTACTAACACATCATTGTTACTCACTGGCATCATGTTTGTCGGTGGTATTATTCTCTTCTTCAAAGCAATTTACCGATGATTGAAACTCTCTCTTTTGAATATGGTAACAGCGTTACCATTTTAGGTTTGGTTGGTGTTATCTCAACTGCCATCATTCTTGTAACCGTCTTTACTCGATACAACAATTCACCTCTGCGTAAGTAATCATTACTATGAAATTTGATCCTAAACAAACAGAAACATTTGAGACTGAAGGTTCAACATTTGAGTACAATCATGCTAGGTCAGAATATCTCGCAGAAGATATTCTTGGCCAGTATGAAGACCAAATGAAGACTATGGCCAAAGCATATAAAAAGGCAAAGAAAGAACATAAGAAAACATATTATGGACGTAACCTATTGTCTCTTCATTCAGAATGGAATGTTGAAGACAATGATGAAACTTTGTATCTCATCTTTGATGATGAAGAAGAATGTTTCACTGATGTCAAAACTGATAACGAATACTACTCAAATCCAAACGATTAAAGTTACTCACCTCCAATTGACCCCTGTAGTGTAACCACGCAATCAACTTATGACAATCACACAAACCAAAGCAGAATATCAAACAGAATGTTTGATTGAAGTTCTTAACAATGAGTGGAAGGTATTTGCTATTGAGAATGGCCGTAACTTTCATGAGTATCTAACAATGGAAGTTGGTCGCAAATATATCAAAGTGTGGCAATCAAAATGCTATGATGGTGTTGTAAGAGAGGGTCGCAGTTGTTTTATGTTTGTAGATAAAGAAACTGGTGCATGTTATAAACCAGCCAGCCACAAGGCACCAGCCAAAGGCATTAGATTTTATATTGAATCACTTCTAGATACACCTGAAGTTGTTGATCAATACGGTTCATTCCTTTATCGTCGCTGATGTTTACCATTATTCGTTTCTTTTATTATATTGCCGTCGGGGCATTCTTTGTAACCATTATCAAACACTTTTCCTAACTATCATGTCACTCTCTGCAACTTGTGTCTCTAAACTTGTTGACGCACTCAAATCTGATGTTATTAACCACATCTATGGAGATGAGCGTTATATGGAAATTATGCATGACTTAGTTTCTGATGCATTACGTGCCAAACTTGGTGATGTTGATGAGGATTTGTTCTATGAACTCGGTATGTGTTTAATTGACCGTATTGAACTGAAATAAAGTTACTCACCTCCAATTGACCCCTATAGTGTAACCACGCAATCAATTCAAATGGAGTTTAGAATCATTGTTCCATCTGCTCGATATGAAGATGTAACCACAAATGATTTGGATCAAGCATGGCGTATCTGTTGTGATCTATCTGAAGAGTTTGGATATGCAGAGGTTAAACGTAATCTTTGTGGCCCAGAGCCAATTCTAGGATCTTTCACTAACGGTAAATCAGACAAATGATCTACAACATCGCATCAGACATCAAGACCCGCAGAATTGTGTGGATTGATTCAACAACAATGAAGACAATGACCGCAGTTCAAGTATCAGCCTCAACCCGCTAATCTATGGGCATTTGTAATACAATTTCTGTGGTGGTTACAGTATTACAATGTAAGGCCCTTTGTCGGATATTAAAGTTACTCACCTCCAATTGACCACTATAGTGTAACCACGACAAGCATTATGACATTTCTCAACTGGGTCCAAGAAGCAATCGGTTGTAAAGTAGAAGATGAAAAAACTGGAATGGTTCATACCATTACCGGTGGTAAGTTTCTCGCCGATTCACCTATGTGGCCAATGGTTCAACTTACAGATGAGAATGGAGTTGTAAGATATGCAACTCTTGATAGGTTTGAAGAACTGGTTTCTGTCGGGTAATAAAGTTACTCACCTCCAATTGACCACTATAGTATAGACACCACAATTTTATGATCACCACATACAACGGATACGAAATCAAACCAGGTGCTAATCTTAAGAATGCTAGTCTTAAGGGTGCTAATCTTGAGGATGCTGATCTAAGAGGTGCTAATCTTGAGAATGCTAATCTATGGGGTGCTATTCTTAGGGGTGCTGATCTTAAGGGTGCTATTCTTAAGGGCGCTAATCTAAGGGGTGCTAATCTAAGGGTTGCTAACCTTAAGGATGCTAATCTTAAGGGAACTATTTTAGAAGGACTTAAACTATGATAGTCAACGGATACGAACTTAAACCGGGTGTTGATCTTAAGGATGCTGATCTTAGGAATGCTAATCTTGAGAATGCTGATCTTAAGGGTGCTTATCTTAAGGGTGCTTCTCTATTTGGTGCCAATCTTAAGGGTGGTAATCTTGAGGATGCTAATCTAAGGGGTGCTAATCTAAGGGGTGCTGATCTTAGGGATGCTAATCTTAAGAGTGCTAATCTAAGGGGTGCTGATCTATGGGGTGCTAACCTTAAGGGTGCTGATCTTGAAGGTGCTTATCTTGAAGGTGCTTATCTTGAGGTTGCTAATCTTGAGGGTGCTGATCTTGAGAATGCTAATCTTGAGGGTGCTTATCTAAGTTCTGCTAACCTAAGTGGTTCTGACCTAAGGCGTGCTAATCTTGAGGGTGCTTCTCTATGGGGTGCTAACCTTAAGGGTGCTGATCTTAAGTGTGCTAACCTTAAGGGTGCTAAACTAAGGGGTGTTAATCTTAAGTGTGCTTATCTTAAGTGTGCCAATCTTGAGGGTGCTAATCTTAAGGGTGCTAATCTTAAGGGTGCTAATCTTAAGGGAACTATTTTAGAAGGACTTATAAACTCATGAACATCAACGGATACGAACTTAAACCGGGTGCTAACCTTAAGGATGCTGATCTTAAGGGTGCTATTCTTAAGGGCGCTAATCTAAGGGGTGCTAATCTAAGGGTTGCTAACCTTAAGGATGCTAATCTTAAGGGAACTATTTTAGAAGGACTTAAACTATGATAGTCAACGGATACAAAATCAAACCAGGTGCCAATCTTAAGGGTGCTGATCTAAGCGGTGCTAATCTTGAGGATGCTAACCTTAGGAATGCTAAACTATGGGGTGCTGATCTTTATGGTGCTAATCTAAGGGGTGCTAATCTTAAGGGTGCTTCTCTATTTGGTGCCAATCTTAAGGGTTCTAATCTTAGGGATGCTGATTTAAGTTGTGCTGATCTTGAGGATGCTGATCTTGAGAGTGCTAAGCTTGAGAATGCTAATCTTAAGGGTGCTAATCTTGAGGATGCTAATCTTAGGAATGCTAATCTTAAGGGTGCTAATCTTGAGGATGCTGATCTTTGGAGTGCTGATCTTTGTAATGCTGATCTTAGGAATGCTGATCTTATGAATGCTATTCTTAGGAATGCTGATCTTAGGAATGCTGATCTATGGGGTGCTGACCTAAGGGATACTAATGTAACCAACACCATTCTTGATAAGGAGAAAATCAATGATGATAAAGACCTCAGGATCAAAGAACTTGAGGAGGAACTTAAGAACATTAAAGCAACACTCAAAGAATCTTCTGGACACTTGAACAACTGACCACTGAACCCTTTATAGGGCATCCAAATGCCTTATAATACTTTCATACACAAGAGACACCTCAATGAACATCAACGGATACGAAATCAAACCTGGTGCTAACCTTGAAGGTGTTGATCTAAGAGGTGCTAATCTTGAGAATGCTAACCTTGAGGGTGCTAATCTTAAGGGTGCTGACCTTGAGGGTGCTGACCTTTTTTGTTCTAACCTTAAGGGTGCTAATCTTAAGGGTGCTATTCTTGAGGGTGCTATTCTTGAGGGTGCTATTCTTAAGGGTGCTAATCTTGAGGGTGCTAATCTAAGGCGTGCTAATCTTGAGGGTGCTGATCTTGAGGATGCTAATCTAAGGCGTGCTAATCTTAAGAGTGCTAATCTATGGGGTGCTATTCTTAGGGGTGCTAATCTATGGGGTGCTAATCTTAAGGGTGCTGATCTTTGGAATGCTGATCTAAGTGGTGCCAACCTTTGGGAGGTTAAACTTGAGGATGCTAATCTAACAAATACCATTCTTGAGAAGAAAGATGATGACAAAGATCTTAGGATTAGAGTCAAAGAACTTGAGGAAGAGAATAAGAAACTAAAAGCAACACTCAAAGGACTTATAAACTCATGAACATCAACGGATACGAAAAGGGAGGTGGGTGTTATAGTTACTCACCTCCAATTGACCACTATAGTGTAACCACGCAATCAGACATGACTTTTATCAAATCAACAAAAAACGGGTGTACTTACACTCTTGATGGTAATCATCAAATCATTCTAATGTATCATCCACTCTTTGCTGATGGTAACTACGAAACAAATCGTGGCGCTTATGAGTATGTTGAGTGGGATGAGTTGGATGAGGATGTGTTAGACGAAGCTGACCGTTGTTATGCACTACTCCGTCAAGAAGTAACACAAGACACACCAATGGCAGAAGAAGTTTACGGCGGATAATTTACACCTTACCACACACACTTTTCTTTTTTAATCATGGCACAAATCACCTACACCTTTCGAGTTCCTTACACTGTACCGACAGAAGCTGGAACTCGCCACATGAATGTCGAGGCGATGTATAATGATGAAGCAATGAGACTTGTTGAGGGTATGATACCAAACTCCACTGCAACTTGGCCAACAATTGTAAGAGAACACAACAGCGATAATGATAACAAAGGAGGGTTTTTGTCCTGGTTTTTTTAATTCTCTCCTCTGCCCCTCTTGCCGGGGCTTTTTTGTGCGTCTCCGGCCCAGTCATACCAAGGGATCTCGGGATATTATAAACTGTTTTTTCCATATCGGGTCGGGATAACCTACTATCACACCTGATAGGAAGTAGAATTATAGAAAAATCAGTTTATGTAAAAAACTATCATCTTTATATGTAATGGACTATAAGCAACTATCTAACACAATCTACCCTGACCTTGTTGATTACATTTTGAACAAACATGGTCAAGAGATGAGAAGTTTTTATCAAACTTGTGTTGATGAGTATTTGAATGAAGAGTTTGGTGAGTTACATTCAGGACCACGAAATAAACTGACAAAGGAGTTAATGAATCAGTTGATTTCTTAAGAGATAAAGTTACTCACCTCCAATTGACCCCTATAGTGTAACCACCCAATTGACTGACATGGCTATCTTTCCAGAAATAAACCACATAAATGATATATTGCCTTTTATTGCTGACCGTCCTGAATTTAAGGTCACTGATAAAGGTTGGTATTCTGCAATCAACTATATGGTTGCTTATGATGATTCTTTCGATTGTCCAGTTCGTGCAGAATGTAGAGGATTGATATTTGATAAGTCCGGCAATTTAATCTCTAGGCCTTACCATAAGTTCTTTAATGTCGGCGAGAAGTCTTACACTTCTTTAGATTCTCTCGATTTATCTGAGCCACATGTTGTGTTAGAGAAATTAGATGGTTCTATGATTAGGCCTATTCCTTGTGATACTGGGTTTAGATTAGGAACTAAAGCAGGTGTTACTGATGTTGCCATGAATGCGGAAGTCTTTATCGCTGATAAACCAAACTATTCCAATTTTATTGAAACTTTACTTAATACCTTTACTCCTATCTTTGAGTGGGTTTCTCGAAAGAATCGTATCGTAGTTGATTATGATAAAGACGACCTTATCTTAACCGCAATACGTGTAAATTCCACCGGTCACTATATTGGTTATGATGCTATTCGCCGTGTAGCCGGTATTTACAACATTCCTGTCGTTAATACTGTAGAAAACAAGTCTTCTGACGATATATCTAAATTTGTTATGACTATTCGCGACTGGGGTGATGATGTCGAGGGCATTATTATCCGTTTCGATGATGGTCGTATGCTTAAAGTCAAGACCGCTGATTATGTTCTTCGTCACAAATGCAAGGAATCTATTCGTTTAGAAAAGAATGTACTTTCTGTAATTCTTAACGACTCTTTGGACGACTTGCTTCCATTACTTGATAGTTCTCCATCTGATCGCGATAGAATTGTTGAGTTTGCTAATGACTTTAACCTGGCCATTTTTAACTTCTGCGATACTGTCTCCAACCTCTTTGAAGAGGGCTATGCTAAGTATCCTGAATCTAGAGATTTTGCCGTTAAGTATGTGAAGAATGTTGATCCAAAATATGCTCCGTTTCTGTATAAGATGATGAAGAGTGGTAATTCCAACTCTTGTCGTGATATTGTGACGGAATATCTAAAGAAAAACATTAACACCAAGAATAAAGTAAATAATGTTCGTTGGATATTTAACGACCTCAGTTGGTGATCTGAGTGCATAGGGTCTACACAGACTCTATGCAATTAAAGTTACTCACCTCCAATTGACCACTATAGTGTAACCACGTTG